CTTCCAAACTCTGAGCGGTAGAAACTTCAGGTTCATCATCATTCTCAGTTCCGCCATAAGATTCACAATCTTCAGGTTGTATAGATTCGCAATCTTCAGATTCTTGTTGAGGTGCCTCATCAATTCCATTATCAAGACCAGGTTGCTGTTCAGTATTAGTTTCAGGTTGATCTTCACCTTCACCCTGACCACCCTGCACTTGCAAGTCATCAGTCTTAGTTTTCATTTCCTGCTGTTGCTTACAGTAGTTGTAGAGTTCTTCAGCAACATCCAGAACATCATCAAAAGTCTCAGCGTTGGAAATCTTCTCAATTAGAATATGTTCTTGAGTGTTAAAATCAATATCGATAAAACTACCAATCTTAAAATAAAGATTTGCTTTATCAGCAAGATTCATCTTAGTTACATCTTCATTCTCAATGCAGAAGAAATCTTCATCAGAAAGTTCTTTATATCCACGATAAAAAGTTTTAGAGATACCAGCGTAACGACGCTTCATCATTTTTTCAATCCGAACATCCTCAACAATATTCACAAATTGAGGAGAGATCTTTCGATATCTAAACCAATCACTATCAGGGGTATAGAGAGCATGACCCACCTCATGAGAAACCAACATATCATAAACTTCAGAACTTGCACGTTCCCAGACAGGCAGTGTCAGAACACGGGTATGAACATTGAACTGAGCAGTCTCAACATATTTGTTTTCAACCACTAGGTCTTCAGTCGCAAGGAGTTTAGCGAGTTGAGACTTTATTTCGTGGCGGATCATTAGTTCCTTTCGTATGGAAGTATTATACAAAAAAAAGAGGTCCGAAGACCTCCGAGCAGACAGTTTGAAAAGTGTCTACTTATTCTTTTTTGATTCTTCTTTCTCTGCCTTCTTACGATTACGTTCAGACTTCAGTCTAGGATCATATCCTGATTTAGCATTAACATCTCTATCTCTAACATCATTAGGACTACCATTAAGAACACGATTATAAGATTTGTCAACGATACTGTTAACATTCTTAGATGTACTTCTACCAGTTAAAATTTTATCAGCATTCTTAGATCTACCGATAGTTGCGAGAGCAGCAGCACCTCTAATTCTCTCAAGTTCTTTCTTGCGATCATCGTTTGATTTTTTCACCTTATCAATGACTTTATTAATTTTTTTTCCTGCTGAAGATGGTGTTTTATCAGCAACTGTATTATTCTCTGGAGTTGCTGGTGCAGTATCAGCAACTTTAGGTGGTTTATGTGTAAGTTCGTCTTTAGTTTGAACAACCTTAGGTTGATCAGTCTTGGAGTTTCCTGGGTTATCTGCCAAATAACCAGCATACCCAAGTCCTGCAGCACCAGTTCCAAACATACCAGCCCTTCCAACTCTGGTCTTTGATAGTCTTCCAATAAATCTTGCTGCTGCACCAAGACCTCGGAGTATACCTTCATCAAGTACTTCTACTTCATGATACTTCTGTTCATCATACATCTTATTAACAAAGTTTGTTACAACTTCTTCTTCAATACCCTGATTAATAAGATGCTGATATATTCCTTCGTAAATATTTTCCATTTAAAATACTTTTTAGATATTTAGGTATCTAATAGTGTCATAATACGACAAAACCGCCTTGTCGGGGCGGTTCTTGTGCTTCTTCTTAAATGCCTGTAATGCTACTCTCCTGTCACGCATTGCTTGTGGTTTAAGAGTCGGTTTCTGTTCTTTCTTAGAGTGATGTTGCCAGTTTGGAATGTTCATCGTTATTTTGTTTCTGAAAGGACCATACGGGAGAATCCCTTTACCTTATCAAACTTTGTGATACTTTCAAATTTATCCTGCATATCTTGTTTGTGAGAGATAACAAAAATGTTAGCATCTTTAATAACAAATCGGATAATCTTAAGAAACTCATCAGTTCCAAATCCATCAAGTGAAGAATCAAAGACTTCATCCATAATCAGCAGGTTGGTATTTACAGAGTTTTTAACACGCGCTACTTCACGCCAAGTGAAGAGTAGGGCAAGGTCGATTCTCATCTTTTCACCTTCGCTAAAGGAACTATACGAGAAATCTTCATGTATAGGGGACTTCACAGTTTCCTTGAATTCTTCATCAAGATGGAAGTTAATATAAAAATCCATCATCTGAAGATAGCGATTAACCTGCTGGTTAATGAAAGGAAGATACTTTCTTATGATCTTCGTTTTAACTCCATCATCTTTGAGTAATGAATATGCAAAATCGTGATGAACGATTTCCTGTTTCTTATCTGAAAGTTCAGCGAATGTATGCGCTAGGTTGGATTTAAACTCGTCTAACTTTTCATGTTCAGTATTTCGGTTTGCAAGGTTCTCGGTAATCGTTTGAATTTCATGTTCAAGATCTCGGATTTGTCGTTGATTTCCGCTAACCCGAGTATTGTTCTGAGAAATGCCATGCGTTAGATTTGTAATCTCCTTAGATAGTGTATTGAATTGACGTTCTCGTTCTTGTTCAAACTTAATGGTCGATTCCAACTCATCGAAACCTTCCTTTAGTTTCTTTGCTGTATTTTGAACGTCATCAATTTTATTTAACCGGAATGATTCTTCTATATCTTGAGTGCAAGTAGGGCATACCGTATTTTCAGTAAAGAACTTATGCTCTTTAGTAATAGCAGATACTTTCTGAGAGATTTTTCCTCTAAGTGTGTTTAGTTTAGATAATTTTTGTCTTGCCCCTGTTACCTTTTCCAGTTTCTCTGTATACTTGTGTATATTTTTTTCAACTTTTACATTCTCTGACATATACCCATCAACTTCTAGCATAAGTTTTGTAATCTTGGTATTGTTAGATTCAATATTCTGCTTACCACGATTTTCCAACTCATCTATAAAGTTCTGTTGCATCTTCATCTTGTCTTTAAGAGTTTCTTTCTTCAAGTCAAGAGACTTTACCTGATCTTTATGATTGCGAATCTTATCTCTAAGAATATTATTCATCAAAGAGAAGATGCGAATATCCAGAAGATCTTCAATCACTTCACGACGGTTTGCAGTCGTCAACTGCATAAAAGGCACAAAGGTGCTACTACCCAGAATCACAATCTGAGTGAATGATTTATAGTTGACTTTAAGAATACTATCTTCAAGTAAACGCTGCATTGCACGATCATCTGCTTCACGATGAAGTTCCGTGCCATTAACGACAATATCGAAAACAGTAGGTTTGATCCCACGTCGTACAGTATATTGACGACTATTAATTTCAAATTCAATCTCAACTAAACAATCACGCTCATTAGTAGCATTGATTAGTTGAGGTTTATTGATTTTACGAAATGGTTTATTAAACAGAACAAACGTAAGTGCATCCAGCATTGTGGATTTACCTGCACCATTTGTTCCAATAATTAAATTGGTATGATGTTTCTGAAAGTCTATTTCAGTAAATTGATTGCCAGTTGACAAAAAGTTTTTCCATCTAATCTTCTGGAAGGTTATCATCTAATCTTGGTGGTATAACAATGTCATTTGGCGTGACTACCGCATATTTGTAATTATAGCGTTTACAAGTTAAAATTGCAAGTGCATCATCAACTTCTACTACATCCATCGTTGCTTCTTCATCTTCTTCTAAATGCATTGCATAACGCTCTGCATCATCCTCATCTTCAAAAAGAAAGAGTACCTTTTCACCGTATCGATTCTGTACGGCATAGGCACCCTCCTCTTTTGAATTTCTGAGCGTTAGCAGGAACATTACTCAACCTCGCAAGCTTGTGAATAGACTTTCTGAAGGATTCCCTTAATAATAGTACTATCACAATCAAACTCTGCCTCATCAATATATCGATTTAAAATAGAGATAGTGTTTTCACTTTCTTCAACTTCAAACTCTTCATTCTCTTGGATTGTAAAGTTCTCAACAATCTTTAAGTCTTGAATACCACAGGAATATAACTTATCTATAAACTTTTCAAATTTCTTAGGTTCGGTTTTCTTCCTAACGATAACTTTTACAATCTTATCAATATACTCTTTAGTATCAAAAGTTTGATATGGAGTATCTTCATAATAGATGTTATAAAACAATCTGAATGGATTATTAATATGCCCAAACTCAAGAGTATCAGTATCAAAGATTGTGAACCCTCTAGGATCATCCACATCGTTCCAATACATCTCATAGGGATTACCTAAGTAGAAGATTCGTCCGTTGTCTGATCTTGTATGGTAATGACCCGAAAATGTCCGCTCGAACTTCTCAAATAGTTTGCAGTCCATACCGTCTTCCATGACGTGTCCGCGATGAGCTCTAAATCCATTGAGCTCAAGGTGCCCCATCGCGCACTTGCTAGTTGAAACTTTAATTGATTCGATACTGCTCTCAGTATTTTCCGCATTGATCCAAGGAATAAACAATACTTGCAAATTATCTATCATTACCTCAGTACATTCTGAGTAGATTTTTACGTTCTTATACTGTTTAAGCAATAAATCTACAGAATTGATAGAATTAGTGTCTTTATAATAGGCAGTATGATTACCAACGATAGTATGAACAGTAATGCCTAATTTTTCCAGACGATCATAGTAGTTTTCTTTCGCCCACTCAAGAGACCATAAATCAATAGAGCGACGGTTATCAAACGTGTCGCCCATGTCAATTACCGTAGTGATTTCATGTTCTTCCAGATAAGGGAAGAACACCTCATCATAAAACTTTTTAAAGTATTCATGAAGAAACTTGGAACCTTTACGGGCACCAAAGTGTTGATCGGTAATAATAGCAACCTTCATTGACGGTTCGTCTTGTATGCGATATTGTCCTTGATCGTATTATACTCTGAACTACTGCTAGAAAGCAAGCTATCGTCAACCATCATAACTTCATCGTAACCAGTTCGTTCGATGATTTTAGTTTTAATTTCCAATTGCTTCTTCTCCTTCTGTATTCGGCGTAGGAAGGCGTAGTGAATAATCTGTGTAAAGTAAGCAAATGGATTCTTAGACTTCTCTGGATCGAAGTTATGGATGTACTGAACACAATTTTCAATACCATCAGAGATCATATCGTCTCTGAACATGTAATTTACAAAGTTCGGTTTGTAGGATAAGTGCGTTGCAATCTTAAGGAAGCACTCACCTAGGTAATTAGTAATCTGCGGTTTTCCTTCCCAACGCTGGGACCTATCTGCCTTAGTAGGTTCTCTACCGTTGATCTCTCTGAAACTATCAGCAACCTTTGCCCTATAGACAATTAATGCCTCAAGAAGTTCTTTGTTATTAACATAATGTTCCGATTTCTTTTTAGACATAACATTGTTTCGTTCAATAAACTATCGTTATGTATATTATAGCATACTATTAGGGCTTGACAACATAGTGAATTATGAGTAAAATACCTTTGTTAGGTTTGAAGAGATGGCTTAGCTTTCTTTATTATCTTTAAGTTTATAGATATTTTCTAGCATCTGTCTAGCATTATCTACTGTAGAGACATATCCCATTTTATCAGTAATTTTAGTTCTACCTTCTTCAATAATATCTACATCATCATCATTTAAATATTTTTCATAAAAGGTAATCATCCTTTCTTCTTTTACTTCAGTCATAGTAATAATTTTATCGTACTTAACGACGTACATATCATCATTAGACATTTCTATCCATGGTTTCACTTTAACATACTGCCCTTCGTGATTCCTCATCAATTTCATAATCACTGGGTTCATCAGTAGAAGTATAGGGTCGCCATCATTCTCATCTACACTAACTAGTGCAAATATTTCTTCACCGGTGACTAATTTTATTACTGCATGAAATTCTTCGCCCATTTAATTTTTTAGTGGTATGTTTACAATATCGTAATTGAAGTTCTCCTCGTTATAAACTTTGATTCTTTCAATTAAATGATTAAGTGTGTAGTTTCTCCGTGAGTTATAGGAAATGTCGTCAGCAATGTCATAGAGAGTTGCCTTGGTTTTGTTATTTCCTTTCCTGAGCACCCTTCCAATAGACTGGAGATTCCGAATTCTAGATTTGGATGGAGAAGCAAAAATAACATTATGGAGGTTCTTGATGTTGATACCAGTACTAAACGTTCCATATGAAGCGATAATAATCGCGTTGTTTTCTTGCTCTGTAATTTCTCTTACTTGTTCTCTGTCTTCCGTTGCCACACCTCCGTGGACAAAGAATACATGACGATCTTCTACACTACCAGTATTTATTAAATCGAAAAGTGGTTGCCCATGACCTTCAACTCTAGCAAATAGAATAAGAGTATTACCTTTCAGATCAAGTGCTAGATTGCGGATGAACTTGTTACGTCTTTCATGATTGATAATATATTGAACTTCATCCTCAAAGTTTTCAAATTTGTGTGCAGGATGTTTCAATAGAAGAACATTGATATCTAGTTTTGCAACGTGCCCCTTCTTCATCAGTTCTTCTGTTCTGATGATTTTGTAAGATGGACCAAACAATCCTTCTAATACCCACTTATGAGTTTGGGTGCCGTCAAGCGTTCCAGTAAATCCGTAACGGAATTTTGCATCTCCAAGTTTTGTCATTATAGATATTAATGACTTACTTTTGAACTGGTGTGCCTCGTCCCCAACAACTACGTTAAATCGTTCAAAATATTTTCGGGGGAGTTTGTAGATGGACTGCCAGGTAGTGATGATAACTTGGGAATCAGTTTCCCTTTCTCTACCAGCGTATATCTTGTGGCAATATGAACCTACGTCCCAGCCATAGTCTGCAAAATCTTTATACATCTGCTCTACTAGCGAAGTCGTCGGAACAACTATCAGAGTATTTTGTCCGCGTTCAACGTGATATCTCACAATCGAATATATCATCAGAGACTTTCCAGAAGCAGTTGGGGATATCAACAACCTTCTATTATGCTTTAGGGCGTCGTATACGCCTTCTACCTGATAATCTCTAGGTGCATACTTGCTCACAGATGTCATATAATCTTTTACACCTTCTTTTGAGATCATATTATTGACCTCAAAGGGAAGACCATAGAACTTATTCTCTACGAACTCATAAGAGTATTCGTGGTCTTTACAGAATTGTATAACCTTATC